GCTCCGCGGTCGATGCCTAAGCCAACGCCAGCCGCGAAGAAGCCACCGAGCTCGATACCGCGACGGCTTGGCGAGGCGATGCCGAGCTTGGCCTTTAGGCTCTGCAGGATGCGATCGCCAACGCCGGCTACGGCATCATAGACAGCGCCCGCCCCGTTGCGGATGCCCTGCGCGAGGCCCTGCATGACGCGCCCGCCGATGTCGACAACGGACTGCCATGCGCCGCGCATGGCTTCCACGGCGCCGCTTACCGCACTCATAATCGCCTCGTCGGCCTGCACTGTAGCACCCCAGAGGCTGACAAACGCAGCGCCCGCCTTGACGGCGACCACGGCAAGGTCTGCCATCCAGCCAACGATGCGCGTTACGCCGCGGACTAGCGTATCCAGCTTGCCGGGATCTGAGGTCAGAGCCGCGAAGCCTTTGCGGATGCGATCCACCACGGGCATCAGGTCGGCTTTGATGCCACGCTGCAACGACGCGACGAACTCTTTGCCGGCGACGCTGTCGACACTGAAGAATCCCGCCACGTCGCGCAGCAGGTCTTTCAACGACACCAGCGCCGGCCATTGGTCGATATCACTCACGGCGAAGAGGGTCTTTAGGCCCCCTTTGATGTTCGAGATCATGCCCGAAAGCGTGTCGGCGCTCTTGACGGCAAACTCTCCCGCAGCACCACCGCCGGATAGGTTGCGCATGACTGTGGTGATTGCCTGGATGCCGGCAGTCGCGTTCACGCCACTTGCCGTGATGAGCTTTATCACCTTGTCGGTGCGCTTCTGTTCATCCTTCTCTTTGATGTCGAGGATCGTGGCCAACTGCGCGTAAACCTCGCGCGCAGGCAGGCCGAGTTCACCGAGTTGGCCGGTTAGTTCTTCCTGCTGCAGCTTGCCCTTTGCGAAGATCTGGTTGATCGCCTTGATGCTGCGCTCCATTCCCTCGGAGCCTTCGCCGCTGGCTGTGGCGAAGTCGCTAACCGCGCCCATGATGTAGCGGCGCACGTCGGCGTTCTTGAAATTGGTCGACAGCTTGGTCAGTGCGTCAAGCACCTGCTCAGGGTCGAAGATCGTCTTTTCGGCGATGCGAAAGGCGTCTTTGATCTCCGCGTTTGCGGCTTCCGCGCTGCCCAACTGCACTCGGAGCCGCATCCGCGCATTCTCGATCAGCTGCGCGGTTTCAAGGCCCTCTTTTCCAGCCAACAGGCCAGCAGCCCCAACGCCAGCCAGAACGCCCTTGATGCCGCCCCCGGCCATGCCGGCCAGTGAGCCCAGGGTGCCACCGGCAGCCCGACCGTATCCGCGATAGCGGGCTTCCTGCTGCTTAGCCTGCTGCTTGGCCAAGCGCGCAGCCTCCCGCGCCAATCTGCGATCCAGCGCGATGCGATAGCGAGCAAAGCGCTCCTCTTCGCGCTCCTGCTGCTTGGCCAAGCGCGCAGCCTCCCGCGCCAATCTGCGATCCAGCGCGATGCGATAGCGAGCAAAGCGCTCCTCTTCGCGCTGCTGCGCCATGAGGCGACGGAACGCTGCGTTGCGCTTTTCGTCCTCGGCTCGCTTGAAGGCTTGCAGCCCGCGAATGCGCTCCGCCTCTTCGGCTCGCGCAGCCTGAGCTGCCATGCGCTGCTGCGCCGCCGACTCACGCGCGGCAAGCCGCTCCCGCTGCGCCGAGGCCCGTGCGGCTGCGCTTGCCTCTTTCGCCCGCTGCCGTTCTGCCGCTGCTGATTGGCGCGCAGCCGCTTGATCTGCAGCGGCTGCCATGCGCTGCCATTCATCTGCGACGCGCCGCGCTTGATTGGAAGCTGTGGCCCCAACGCGGCGGGGACGTTCGAGCTGACCAAGGGCTTCGTGTACACGATCGGCCGCACGGACAGCGGCCGCGGCATCCGCGCCCCCTGTCCATCGCAAGCCTACGTCATACGTCGTCGCCATTGGTCATCGTCCTCGCAGCTTCATAATCTGCAACAGCGCCAATTCGCCCTTGAGCAGGTAGCCCGCCTGTCCTGCGTCCGTGTCGGGTGCGTGGTCCGCAGCCCATAGCACGGCGCCGGCCACGCCTATCTCACGTCCCCGGCTGGCGGCGGCGTAGAGGTCCCAGGCTGTAGGGCTGGCCCACTGCCGAACTTTTTTACGGCAACGGTGCCCCCGTCCGTTCCAAGTGACACCAAGACGCTCTCAAGCGTTTCGACCAAGATCGGCAGCCGGCTGGCGACGCCATCGCGATCGACGCTGACAATGCACGCCTTCCAGCAGAGAGCCGCCGAATCGGTGCTGTGTTCCACGATGCTGCGCCGATATGCCGCGTACTGCGCGGCGGACATCTTGCGAGCCACCAGGGTGACCCGCTCGGCTTCGTCACTGCGGTTGCTGCACGCGATTTCGTACTGGCCTGACGTGAGCTTTCGCGGATCTTCGACGCGCCAGCCGTGCCCCACGCTCGCCAGGAACTCCTTGGCGATCCAGTCGCGATAGAACTCCGATTGCGCATACCGCGCTTGCAGCCGCTGCCGCTCCGCAACCAACTCCTGTGGTACTGGCGCGGCGGCGGCTTTTTCTTCGCTGCCTTCGACCGTGCCGCGGTTTGCCGTGGGCACCGCTGGGCATAGCAAGCACCGCATCGCGCACTCTTCGAGCGCGGACGGCACCTTGCGCTCACTGGCATCGATCAGCAGCGCGACATCGTTTTTGGTCGGCACACGGAACGCGAAGTCCTCATCCCCGACCGTCAACACGCGCACCATGCCGGCGCCGTGCGCCTTTTCCAGTGCTTCGTACTGCTCTTGCGTCACTTCAGACATCTGGCCTTATGTCCCTGGCCCCTGTGAGATGTGAAAACCCGGCGCAGCCCACAAGGGCCAGAGAGCCGCGCCGGGCATCACATCAAGCGGTCAGCACGTTGTCCACGGGCGTCTGGTCGTAGTCCAGGAAGCTACATGAGAGCTTCATCTCGGACGCACCCTTGTCGTACCCGCTCGCAAAGTCTTTCATGCGGAAGCGCAGGAACTTGAATTCATAGAAGCGCGTGTCGTTCTGAGGCTGCGCATTCACCACAAGCGTGAATTCTCGGTTGCGCACTGCCTTCCAGCCGCCAAAGCGAGCGCAGAACAGCAACCACTGTCGAGTGGCCCATGTCATGGACCCTTCGTAGGTGGTCTGTCCTGGCGTGCGCTCGCTGGGATCTTGCAGCCCCTGCAGATGGATGATCTCTTCGTCCGTCTTTGCTGAGAACTCCATCGACTTCACGGCAGCGGACAGTGTGTCCCCGTCGATTTGAAACTCGGCGGTAGTAATGTCGATGGCATACCCGGGCGATCCAACGTCGATCATGGTTGTGGCTCCTTAGAGGACCTGGGTCCCGGTGATGGTGCGCACGATGCCCGCCTTGGCATCGATGCGCTTGACGTAGAACAGCAACTGGAAGTGGTAGGTCAGAACCAAACGCGCGTCGGTATTCGTGCGGTCGACAACCACCGAGACGGCCGAGCAGACGCCCGTCTTGACCATCAGGCTTGTGAGCTGGTCCGTCAGGAACGTCTCAATCGCGCGCGCCGCCGTGTTCTTGATCGTTCCGTCCGGGTTGCGCTGCTGGGCGGTGTTCAGAAAGCGCGTCTGCAGCGCGTAGCCGTAGAACATACCCAGATCGAGCACGCGGCCGTAAGTGATGTAGGTGAAGTCGCCCGTGGGCGCATCGAGCAGCAGGCCATCTGCCTGCACCCCCGGGATCCCGGTCAGCAGGTAGTTGTAGGACGAGCGCGCCGCGGCAAGCGATCCGGCCACATCGGTCTGATACGCCTCGACGATGCCATTGATGGCGCCAGCCAGCGTCTGATCGTCCGGCATGACGCCCGCGGGTAGCGCCAGCAAGCGCGCGAACAGTCCCCGATTTCCACTGCAGATGCCGAAGCGGCCCAGTTGCGGCAGTGGCAGCGACGAGATCATGTTGTCGTGGCCACCGAAGACTGACACGCGCGCGGCAACCAGGGGCGCCAAGATTCCTGACACCTGGGTCGCCCACTGCGGATTCGTCTGCCCAGAGGCCGGCGCTGCGTACTCCAGTAGGATTCGGCAATACTTGCGCGCGTTTTCCAACTGGTTGCCGAAGGACTGCATCGCCGCGATCCATGCTGGAAGTTGGATCACGGGGATCTCGCCAGCAATCGCAATCAGCGACGCCTGCTCGGGTCGCGTCAGGAAGTACGTCAGGGCCGCCGAGACATCGGCCAGCGTTGACGTGGGCGCCGTGGTTGCGAAGCTGAACAGATCGTCGGCATCGAATGTGCCCGCAAAAGTCAACGTCAGGCCGGTCTGCGGAAGCACCACTGAGCCTCCCGCCGGAATCAGGTAGACGTTGCCATCAAACAGCGGCACACCGTTGACCTTGCCCAGACTGACGCGGAAGGTCGCAGTTCCCAGCGCTCCACCCGTGACGATCTGAATCGACACGTCGTACGCGTCATAGGGGCTGCCGCTGACCGTCATGGTGCCGGTCGAGCCAAACGGAAGCGCGGTGTTGACCTTTGGCCCAGCCAGGCCGGAGCCAGAGCCCGCCAATGTGCTGGTGAACTTGCCGGGGTTGTTGGCCGCCAGGGTCACCAAGTCGCTTTGCAGGACGATCGCGGTCGTGGTTGGCTCGCCGTTGGCTTCGGTATCCGGCTCGACATGGATCGTAGTGCCGCCCACCAGCGACACCACGCGAGCATGCGGGTGCGGCCCGGTGATGATGTTTTCGTAGCTCATGCCCGTGGTGAGGGCATTGAGCACGATGCGCCCGGCGGTCTCGCTGGTGGTGGCAAGAGTCTGGCCGCACACACTAGCGCCGGTGCCCTGCGCGGTCGCAGAGAACAGCGCAAGCGCCGCCGGGACGCCCGTGATTAGGGCCGCAAGCTGGGTGCCAGTGGTGGCAGGGGTGACCGTCAGTTTGACATGCAGGCCAGTGACCAATGTGGCCGTGGCCATGCCGGTGACGATCTCAAGTTCTGCCCCGGCCTGCTTGCCGATGAACAGAACATCGCCGTTAAAGTCGGCGCCGGGCACCAGAATTGCACCAAACGCGCTGACATCCGCCCCAAGCACTGCACCAACCGTCTTTGTGACGGCTCCAGCAGTGCCAGTGTTGGATGTCTCGGTCTTGATCTGATACAGGATGCCGTGGCCGGTTTCAGCGAGCGCCGTGCCAGCGTACTCACTGCCGGGGCCGCCGCCAAATTCACTGACCACGGTGCTGATCGAATCAGCTCGGATGATTTGCAGTGGCGTGCCGAGTTGCGTGGGGCCGATCACAAGGCCGGACTGTGCCGGGCTCTCTGGCACATTGCCGGACAGGTTATTGACGGCCTGAAGGTTTGATGACGGGACCGAAGGCATCGGTTATCTCCCCAGGGTGTAGCCAGCGATCCGGCGGACCGCGGCGATAAATTCAGCCGTCGTGAAGCGCTGGCCGATCGGATATTCCGCACTTAGGGCCGCGTGCATCCAGGCCGGCGCTTTATGGGCAATGCAGTGCGCTGCAATGCTGCCGGGCTCTGGCTCGGCCGACCCCTTGGGGAGCGCATAAACTGGTCCCGCAAGCTCTGGCATGACCGGAGGCGGCGAGGGGGGCGGGTTGTCGGTCGCTGGCGGCGCTTCCGCGGGCGCTGGCGGCGTGCGTGGTTCAGTCGGTTCGGCCAAATTGCTCATGGCTGCACAATCTCCCCCGTCGCATCGATCTGGTTGATCGGCTTCGTTAGATACGGGTCCCCCAGGACCAGGCATTCCAGCGTCCAGCGGTACTGACAGACGATTTCCCGCTGGGCTGGGCTTTCGCTGAAGTCGCCCCATGATTCCTCTTGTTCGTCAACGTCGTAGTCCGCGGGCCGGTACTTGTTCACGGTCAAGATCACGGCGCGCAAGACCTCTTCCGCGACCTCCAGCGTGCGGACATCGATACCGCTTTGCTGAATGGCTGGCGTGCGGATCTCGGCGCGCAGTTTAAGCCGTCGAATCGCGACGCAAGGCGCAGGCATGTCGGGCCCGTGCGCTTGATGGCCGCGCGCGATGCTGCCGCCCTCAATCGCCCAGATAATGCGCTGCCCACCGGGACGTGAGAGCCCAAGCTGTGTTTCGTCGATTTTCCAGAGGCCGGCGGGCTGCTTGTCGCTGTTGAGACGCAGTAGCAGGTCGGCGTTGATCTGCTGCTGCATCTCGGCCCAGCTGTGAATCCAATCAGGACGCATTAGGCTCATGGACGCGCCTCTCGCTCGACGACTCTCTGCATCGTTCGCACGATCAGGGCATCCATTGCAGGCGGAACTGGATCGCTGGGGCGCGGAATGAACCGTCGCGCCTGCATGCGGCTGGTCCCGTCGCGCAGGAAGTGATCGTAATCGGTGTCACTTCGCAGCCGGACAACCCACCCACGCAGAGACGCCCGCGCACTGACCGTGATCGAACGGCGCAGAGTCCCACTGCGAACCATCGGAGGACGGTGACCGTCCTTCGGCGGTTCGAATGGCTTGCCCATGACATCAACGCCCTGCCGAAACTCGCGATCGAGTTCAGCAGACAGCACCGGAACCAACGCGCGCGCGCAGCCCTGCATCACGCGGCGCTCTGCCGTGATGCAGCGCGATCGCAGGCGCTGTATGTCGGTTCCGCGCGGCATGACGCTGGCCTAGTCGACCTCGATATTGATCCAGATGTTCCCGTTGCTGTCGGCGGTAATCCCTTCACACAGAAGATGCGTGCCGACCGCTTTCCCTTGGGCATCTGCACTGAAGCCTTTTTGGTAGGGCTGGCCAACCTCAAGTTGCGTTTGGCCGCTCAGGGTGCTGAGGAGCATCGAGTTTACTGGTGTTCCAGCGGCGGCTGGGATCGCCATTGCCGGCCCTGGATTGGTCGGCGCGCTATCGAACGTAACCAGACGCACCATGGCCTGAAGGCCATTTGCTGCGGTGGCTCCGTTTGATATGCCGGCCAATGAGACGCGCACATGGCCGGCGCGATAGATGCCCGCGCTCTGGGTATCGGCATTGTTGGCAAACGGCGCAAGGCTGATGTAGTTGCTGGCACCAACGGAACAGTTGATCGAGAAGGCATGCGACATCGTCTAATGTCTCCAGACCCCACGGAACGCGGGGCGGTTGCGCTCATAGTCGGGGAACACGGACCCATCCGGGTCCGGGCTGCTGTTGAGTCGCGCGTCACCATCGGCTTCTGCGCGCATGAGCTTTTGCGCTTCGGCGTACAGGAAGCGCCAGTCATCGGGCACCGTGCCACGCCCAGAAACAAGCCGAACTCTTCCAAGGTAGCAAACGTGGGCTCGGTCGGCGGCGTCGATGTCCGTGATCGGCTTACCTTGGTTGTAGGCCCATTTACGGAATAGCGCGCTGATCTCGTCGCACACGGCCAGCAGAAGCGGGCTTGCGGTCGTGCTCCAGGTCCACTGCTGACCGGCCACAAAGGCAGGCGACGTTACACCGTTGAACGCTTGGATCTGAACACCCTGGACTGGCAGTTCATAATCAAAGCGGCTGTTTTGATATTCGTTTGGGACCGTCTGCACTGGGTTCTGCCACGTCGCCCCGCCGTCATCACTGAAGCGAAAGACAGCAGCGCCCAAGTCGCCGGTTTCCACGACCTCAAGCACAAAAGATCGAGCATCAATCGGGAATCCGCCTAGCTTGATGCTGCCGACCGCTCCCAGCGGAGCCACAAGCGCCGACAGGGTCCCGCACTGACCAGGCCCTGGAATCTCGGCGCGCGTGATAGCCCCAAGGGGCGCGCGCGTCAGAAGCTCCGTCGGCGTGATGTATGTGGGATCGGTGATGACCATTGCTAGCGGTGCTGCTCCAACACCAGGGCATCAGCTAGATCTGCGCCAATTTGAACACCCGTGCCACTGACCAGCACAATCGCTAAGAAGCACGGCTGCGTGGCGGTCGAGATGCGCGCGGGAACAATGCCAGCGGGGGCCGCCCCAAAGTCGATAGTGAAGGGCGTGGCGCCACGCGGCCCCTCTGGAATCCAGACCTGGCGCTCCTGCCAATAGCGATAGACCGCATATGCGCCGCTGCCGCTGGCGGTGTAGGCCAGTTCTCCCGGATCCATGGCGACTTCTAGCGAGTTGTAGCCGTTGCGCTTTTCGATGCGTCGCGGAGCGGTGCTTGCGCTCGCAACGGCATCGATGGCGCTTGGCGGACTACCCGCCGGCGGAAGGCTGGCTAGCGGAATGACCGCAAGGCGCGCTGGAGTGAAGCTCGACATGGGCCCCTGTCGTGTCCGCTTAGGACGGCTGGATCGTGAAGCGCAGCGCGCGGGCAGGGATCATCAGCTTGGCGTTGCCGAAGGCATCCCAACCGAACTCGATCGCGCCCTGCGTCGCGCGCAGATGGTCGCTGCCATTCAGGCCGGTGTAGTAGGGCGTGGGCTGCCGGGTCGGAACGACGGCGATTGGCCGGTCCTCGCCGCGCGGAACAGCCAGCAGATAGCCAACCTTGCCGCGGTCCTGGTTCGTCCCGCCGAAGATCGGCGCTTGCTTGGTGCGGGCCAGCTGCTTGAACAGCTTAACCTGCGCGCGGCCCTTCAGCTGGTTGGTCTGACTGGCGGCGGCGTTGGTCCCAACCGGCACCGCAGCGATATCCGCGTTCAGAACGTTCAGCAGCTGGACTTCCATATCCGCCGTCGGCGCCAGGAACATCATCTGCACATCGTCGGTGTCGAGCGGCAGACCGTCGGGGCCCGGCACATTTTCCAGCAGCGACAGCATCGCGCGGACGTTTTCCTGATCGATCGCAGTGATCGACACGTCGTTGTAGTAGAGGCCGACGCCGGGCTTTGCGGGGTTGGCCTGATGCTGCGCGGTCGACGGCGTGAAAAACTTTCGCCCGTCCGGGGTCCAGATCGCGTTCTCGACCAGGGTCGACGCGACGAGCCAGTCCCACAGGATCAGCGACCGGTCCATCATCTGCGGCAGCTGCGCCTGGATGATGCCAAACAGGTCTTGATTCCAGGTGTCCCACTCTTCGCGCTTGCTGGGCACGCAGTAGCGCTTCAGGTCAACCGCGACCTCGATCGAGCTGAACGGCTCGACGGGGCGCGGGTCGCCGGTGTTCCACTGCTGCGGCGGGGACGCGGCCAGGTTGATCGGGAACTTTACCCGACGCCCCATGACCGTGTTGCCCTTGCCGTCAAGCACTGGCACGCGCTCCTGCTGGGCCATGACGCCCGCCGGTGGCACATAGGCGAACTGCGTGTACAGCGCGCGGTTGTTGCCGGCCAGGGCGCGCTGATACGCCTTGTTGACCGACGTAAAGTAATAGTCGAGGTCGGCGTTCGGGCCAACCATCTGCGTGAGCGAGTTGGGCATGGTTAGATCTCCACCACGGCCTGGCCGTCGACGATCTTGCGCAGGATGCCGCTGACGTCATTCGCGGCTGCGGTCGCTTTGACGGTGTTGTCGTCGGCGAAATAGACCTGCTTGCCAATCAAGGCTTCGGTCGGCAAGTCGCCGGCCAGCATGTCGAAGTAGAAGGCGCCACGGTGAAACACCAGCGCATCAGGATCTGCGTAGACGACATCGCCAGTCGATGGCGCTTCGCTGTGCTTGATAGCGACACCCAGGATCGTCTGACCGACGACACCGGACGCGGCCGGCTGGGCTTTGCCAGCGACCTGCACGGCCACGGCGCCCTGATAGAGGATTGTGTTCTGCTTCTGGGTGTGGATGTCGTTCGGCGCCACCTCAGGTAGCGACCAGAACGGACGGACGATGTCTTGCGCGAGAGCGGCCATGGTCGCTTACTCCTGATACGTCGCCGCGAAGGGCAGCGGGTTGTGGCGGATCTGGGTGTCGTCGTCCGGAAGCGTGTCTGACAGCAGCATCAGCCCTTCATCCGTGGCGCGGGCCTCATCAAAGGCCACGCCCGCCGCAGCGAATGCCTTGCGCTCCGTCTCGACGTACAACTTGACGCGGGCGCGCTGGCGATCGTCGCACGCGGCCAGGGTCGTAGGCTGCGCACTGGCTGCGGCAGCGGGTGCAGTTGGGCTGGGCATCTGGGCTAGATCCTTTTGCAACTGCGCCACGGTCGGCGGCTTCTGGGCGGCCTCGCGAACGACGGCGCTCGGGGTGATCTCTGCGGACGCTTGGAGGCAGGCCGCCAGAGCGGCCAGGGACAGCGCTTCGAGGTCGCCACGCTTCGCCGCGGGATAGCGGCCGGCGTAGGCGTCCAAGAGCATGACCTTGACAGTGCGCTCATCGGTCGCGCCCGGCGCAGCGGAAGCGGCAGGGGCCATCAGGCGCGCCATCAAGCGCCCTTCGAGGCGATCGGGATCGGTCTCGCCCAGCTGGGCTTCCAGGGTTGCAAGCATGCGGTCCGCGACGCGATCCCGCTTCGCCTTGCTGGCGCCGGATTCCACATCGCCTTCGCTCATGTAGCCGGCCTGCTTCATGTGTCCGGCCATGCTGGCAAGCATCTCGGCAGCCATGCCGGTCATGCGGTTTCCGAGTTCTTTTTCGGCGCCGTCCGTGTCGGCCATCGCCTGGCACGCGCGCAAAAAGCCCTGCCCTGCGCTGTACGCGTCAAGCGTCAGCCGCTTCTTGTCAGCCATTGGTTCACCTTTGGGGGTGGCGTGGTCAAGGACGACTGGCCGCGCGTTGACGGTTCCGGGATCGATCACAAGACCGGGGTTTTTGAGTTCAACGATCACGCCGGACTTGTCGTGCAGCACGGCGGGCGAAAAGTACGGCCATTCTCCGTCGCGGATTGCCTTTGATGCTGGCGGAGTCCAGTTGATATCTTCGTACCAAAGGCCCACGGCATCGAGGCTGGGGACGCATGTCCCGGCTGCCTTGCGCTCTGACGGCGCGACGGCGGGGTTGTAGCTGGCGTGGTAGTAGTCAAAGCACAGGCGCACGCCGCGGGCGGAATAGGCCGCCATGAACCGCTGCGCACCCTCTGGCGTCAGGTACAGCGTGCCTTTCGTCGTCGGGTTGGCGCCCCACTTGAAGGCCAGCAGCCGCTTGGGTGGCTCTCCGCCGATGCGCGGAAGCAGCGGCAGCGGCAGGTCACTGGCATCCAAGACAGCAAGATCTGCACAGGGCTCGGCGCTGAGTTCTGTCCGGTCCCATGGCGCTGGGCGGTCAAGCGCATGCTTGGACTCTTTGCCCAGGTGCGCCCGTACTGCGGCCATCTCGCTGTCAGGGATGTCCGCGCCACCACGTGCGCCACTGGCTGCACCGATGGCCGCCTCAACACCAGCAGGGACCGTGACCATCTTGCCGTCTACCACGTCGTGATGCGGCAGTTTGTAGTCACTAGGCTTTTCGCCGTTGCCAGCCACATAAGCAAAGCCGCGCGCGTACGTGGCGCGGTCGACCTTGTCCCAATCGCCCGAACCATCTGACGAGGCGTGCTTTCGCAGACGCATTCGCGCGCCATCCCCGTCCCAGGACTCGGTCTTGTGTACCGGGTGGCTGGCAAATGGGACCGGGCCCGTATGCGCTCGCGTGCTGGCCTCGCTGCTCACCCCGCTACGCTGCAGGCTTGCGCGCGCTAGTGCTATAGTGGCCAGCCTGTGCTATGGTGTGCAGCCATGGCCCAGCACACACCCACCCAATCCAGACCCCCGGTCCGCCGTAAACGCTGGCAGGTCTGCTGCCGCCTCAGCGAGGAGCAGTTAGAAGCATACAATGCAGCCAAGCGGCACGCCGCGCGCAGTCTTGGCTTTGCACCCACGGATCAGCAGGTCCTCGACAAGGCGATCGAGGAGTTCTGCACAAAAATGCGCATCGAATACCCAAGGGTTCCTCGCAATCTCCGTCGAGCCCGACGCGCCGCCTGATTCTTCGACCCCGCGTTGGCTATGGCTGACCAGGGTTAGCACAGTTTGGGCATTCTCCGTCGAGCCGGCAAAGTGCCGGCATGGCTCAACCCAGCTTGATGGACCGCTTTCTTGCGGTGTTCCGCGCGCGCCCCTCTGCTCCTCCTGCGCTAGCTCCCCGCGAACTTGACCCACTCACGCCGGCGGACTTTGAATCCAGGCGTGAGGCGTTCCCGATCTACCCATTCACAGGATGGGACGCGAAGGCCATCATGCAGATGCTTGATGCGCACGATATCGGCAACTTCCAACTGTCGGAGCAGTTCTATCACGCACTTAAGAAAGATGGCCTAATCGGCTCGGCGCTGCAGATGCTGACGGAGACGGCGTGCGACTTCCCGCACTCGCTGAAGTGCCCCAAGCACGCACCGGACGAGATGCATCAGTTTACTGACGAGCTTGCGCGCAACTGGCAGGCGGTTTTGCCGGACGAAATCCTGGCCGAGATCATCGAGCGCGTGGCCGTGTTTGGCATGCAGGTCAGCCGGATCCAGTGGACCTGGCGCAGCGGCCAGCGCGAGATGCGTCTGATTCCCTGGACGCACTCCAACCTGATGTGGCGTCAGGATCTGTGGTGCTATCAGGGGCTATCGCAAGACCGAGGCATTGAGTACATCAGCAACGACGGGCGCGAGTGGGTGGTGTTTTCGCTCGGCGGCACGCGGCCCTGGCTGAAGGGCATGATCCGCCGCTTGGCCTTTGCCTACTGGCAGATCATCACCGGCGATGACCTCTGGGCCAACTTCAACGACAAGTTTGCCCAGCCCATCAAAAACCGAATCATCCCCAGGGTGATGCGAGAGAGCCCCGAAGCGCAGCGGCTTTACGCCAAAGAAGACGCGATGCGCGGTGGCGATATGATCGTAAGCCCGCAAGATGTCGACCATGGTCGCGGGTACGATCTGAAGTACGTGCAGGTCGACGCGCAGGGCTACCAGACGATGCAGGATCTGCTAGCGCGCTTCGACGAGCGCGCGGCGATCATCATCCTCGGTCATAACCTGCTGCAGTCGGTCAAGGGAGGCTCTCTTGCTGCGATGCGGGAGGCGATGAAGCTTCTGCGCCGTCGAGCGTTCAGCTATCTGCAGAAGGTTCAGACAGGCTGCGAGGACATCAGCAAGACCTGGGCGCGGGCCAACTTCGGCAGCGATCCCGCTGACTGGCCAGAACTGAATGGTGCGCTTCCGTCTGATTGCTCTTGGTCGCTGGTGTTCGACAAGACCGATCCCGAAGACAAGATGCAGGCCGGCGTTCGCGCTGCGCAGTTCGGCCAAGCATTCGGCACCTTCGTCAAGGCACTGGACAAAGCCCCTCCCGACGCTGCCGCCAAGTTCTGGCAGACGGTCGACATCCTGGAAGCGATGGAGCGCGCGGGAATCCCGCTGCTCGACGGAGAAGACACCTACGACGAAAACGATGCCGCTGAGTTGGCAGCAGATGAGCACTACGATCCGCCGGAGCACATGAAGCGCGCCGCTCGCCGGTCGCTAGGGTGGGTCCATGAGTTCCGACGAGGGGGGACTGAAGTGGGCCGCTCTATGGCCCGCAAGATCGTTCGCGGTCGCCTGTCGCGCGCCGACGTGTTGCACATTGCCCGCTACTGGCCACGACACGAGGGGGACCGAAGCCACGTGCAGTGGAAGGATCTGCGCAAGCCGAGTAACGGCCGCATTGCCTGGGGACTCTGGGGAGATCTCGGTGATGGGCGCGGGCGCAAGTGGAGCGAGGACACAGCCGCCAAGATTAAGGGATCCCTCAGTGAGTCTGAGGCCCGCACAATCGGCGCACGGCTGGCGCTGCTGGATGGCGATCCGTTGGATCTGCTCACAGCGCCGGAGCCAGAGCACAGCCTCGCGCCCCGCCTGGGAACACGTGGGGCCAGCCAGCGCACGCGCGACCTGACCGCAATTGCATCGGTCGCTGTGTTTGATGGGGCGGGCCGGCTACTCATGGGCAAGCGGCGAGACTCTGGCAAGTGGACGCTGCCCGGCGGGCATCTTGAGCCGGGCGAGGCGCCGCACGCTGCCGCGATACGCGAGCTCTGGGAAGAGGCCACAATCAGCGCCCCCCTACGGCACATCGGCAGCGGCCAAGCGGGCGCGTACCTGATTCACGCCTACCGCGCGGATGGCGTGGTTACAGCGCCCGCCACGCTGCACGATCCCGATCAAGAGGTCGACGCCTGGGAGTGGATCGCGTTGCCGCTGCCGTCCACTGTCGCGCAGAACCTGCACGCGCCGCGTAATGTGACGCTGGCGCTCATTGGGGCAGGCAAGGCCGACGGGCTGCTGCTTCTGCCAGTGGAATCCTAGCGCCCGAGGTCTGTATGGGGTGCTTGCCCTGGAATCGAACCAGGAATAAGCCAGGATAGCCTTCCGAGCGTCCTTGTTCCTGCCTCATACAGACCTACAGGGTCCTGAAATTCTGTAGGTGTGTTGGCGGTGACCGAGCGCTCTGGCTTAGCCTTGGTTGGCCAAGTCAGCGCCGCGGCCTCGCGGGTCGCCAAGCTGCAGTTGGATGCGATTACGGATCTACTGGCGGAGGGGGATCAGGTCAGCGCGAACCTACTACTGACGCTGCAAGAGGGCCTTGATAAGCTGATCTGGATGCTGGACAGCCACTTGCTCTAGTTCCGCTGAGCTGCGGAGCGCATTGCTGCGCAGAATCGCAAGCGCTGCAGCCCTTGGCCAAGATCGTCCCGATGTTCGTCCGCACTTCTGGCACTGCAACTCAAGCATTGCCAAGCCCGCTCAGCAGTTCCGTGGCCCGCTCGACGTGTTCCGCAGAGGCATTCAGGTGCATTAACCGCAGCGCCGCGCCGTAATTCTTCAGCATCGGCGCCGCTTCTGCTAGGTCGGCGTCTTCGCACTTCTGCAGGCTCCTCAGCGCTGGATGCCCTGTTGGAAGCGCCACCATCGCACGCCACAGGCTGGCCATGGCTGCGGGAATGACTTGCTGCGACGTGGCGAGGGGTTCTGGTGGTATCAGCACGCGCACATCCGGCGCATCGGCCTCAGCTTCGGCTATTCCGCCGCGCGGCGCGCTCTCCGTTCTCTCCGCCGCGCGGTCCTGTGAGATTTCACCCTTTCGATCGTTCGCTCGCTTGCTCATTGCTTCTCCTATGCTCGCCAGCGGCCGCCGCCGCCGCCGAGAATGCTCGTTCGCTGCGGGGCCAGCATACGCCCGCCGCCTAGTTCAGCCTGCGCTCGTCGCGTCTCGCGCTTGATGGCGTCGAGGTCACTGCCGGCAGGGTCTAGCAAATTGCGGTCTTCAAACATCACAGCATAGCGGACAGCGTCCATGCCGTGGTCGTTCTCCTTGATCGGCTGCTCTTTGAGAACCGCCCCATCGGCACCCTTGGCGTAGCTGTAGACTTCGAACTCTTCCTCTGTGCTGCATGGCTTGTAGGATTGGCGCAGGGCGTCATCTTCCCGGACCAGGCACCCGCGAAAGAACTTTAGCCGGTCAGTCTCCAGGCGCTGCATGACCAGTTGGATCCCGCGCATGACCTGCTTGTTCGCTGGCGTGGTGGGGATGCCGCAGTCTTCAAGTTCCGCGCGCTCATCCGCATCATGATCACAGATCGTGGCTTCGATGCGCTCTCGGTTGGTCAGGCGTATGATCTCGCGTCCGCTGTCGCTGGCCTTCTGCCGTGTCTGATAGGTCTGCCGGTAGACGTACATGCATCCGTCCCCGTCCACGGCAATCCACAGAACCACGCGCGCATGCACAAAGCCAAAGTCTGTGGCTCGGATGCGCCGCCAGTCGTCCGGGATCGGGAACGGCTCGACGATGTGGCGAGCCGGATCCCAGACCTCGGAATAGATCGCGCCCTCTGCGTTGCGCCAGCGTCCAAAGCGCAGCCGTTCGCGCATCACCCCGCGCAGCCCATCCAGGCGCGCCACGTAGTCCGCACGAAGCGTGGGATTGTCGTCTAGCGTAGGTTGATACACGCCGACATCGTGTAGTAGCCCGGACAGGCTCGGTCGGATGAAGCGCTGGTTGATCCAGTGCCTTTCCGCGTCGGGGTTCGTCGCAAGAATCACCTGCGTCCAGGGCCCAGCCTTGCCGCGCATGCGGCCTGATAACTCGTCAAAGTCGTCGGGGGTGAAAGCGTTGGCCTCTTCCATCAGTGCGATATCAGCACCGCTGGTCAGGTTGCCGATGCTGCGCAGTTTCTGCCGCTGCTTCTCATCCTTCATGCCCCCGTAGACGATGACACTGCCATTCGGATATTCGAACCGGCTCTTGCTCTGCGCATGCACCACGCGCTCGTCGCAGATCTGCTCAAACGCCGGGATCACGCTGTTCTTCAGGCTCTCGGCATACTTCCGCACGACGATCGCCAGCGCCCCCGGAAACCGCATGCAGTAGGCGTTAACCTTTTCATAGGCGAGCGAACTCTTGCCAGTGCCAGCGGTCCCAGCCAGGACTAACGTGGGGCGCTTGTCGCGCCATGGCTCAAGCTGCCATGGCAGTGGGCTGAACGGCACCGGCATGGAGCTATTCCGGTGCTCCTGCAAGCTGGCCCAGCCTCACACGCACGAGCCCGATATCGTCGACGTATCCACTTCCGATGGCCACGTGACCGCGCGCGCCGACGACTCGGGATGTCCTCGCGACGACTGCTTGTGATTTGGGATATCTGGCAGTGACTGGGCATCGCTTCGAGTTGCTAAACAGCATCACGATGCCAGGGTCCGCAACCTCTCCAGAGGATCGCCTTATCCGTGTGCTCATCGCATTCCCCCATCCGCGCGCGGATTGAAGCGCCCGCAACAATAGCCCCGCACCGCATAGTCGTACTGGCAGTAGTCCACGCCGCACGCGTCCTTGACGGCTTCCGCGCCCATATCCGTGGGGCATGGCACACATGGACCAAAATCTCTATTCCACGGACTGCCCTCCCCGCAGCCCAGAAGCATCAGCATCAGCGCCACACACGGCACCGCCTTGGTCTTGCGTCTCATCTTTGACCCTTTCCGCCGCCTGGCCTAGCGGCGTGGACCACTCTACGCAATCCGGGCTCGCGGCGGCAACAGTGTACAGCTTGCCCGTGTGCTCAACCTTCACCGGAGCATCCAGACCCGTCAGCTTCCGTCGACTCTCGCTGATTGCCTTGATCGTGTTGAGCAACTTTGCCGCGTCGGCATCGTCAGCGCCCCGCATGCGCTTCCATGCTTCTTTCTCAGCAGCGTCGAGTTTTGCGATTTCGATCTCGCGGAGCTCGATTGCTTCCTCTTTGCACTCGGCGCGGATCTCAGCCAAAGCGGCGCTTACCATGCGATAGGCCGCGGATGGCACGATCCCCAGGGCATCCGCGATCTGCCGGTAGCTGTGGCCCTTTTGTCGCAGTCGCAGGGCTTTGACTTGCTTCTGGGCTGCAGACAGCATTCTGGCGGCTGTTCGATGTGGCGCCCGTTCTTGACTCATTGTTCCCATCCCCGACGCATATTTAGGTTATTCTTGACGATTTCCGCGTTTCGCGCTAGCCCAGAGGGCGGGGACGTGCGCAGTGTGGGGCCTCGATTCGCTACGCTGTCGAGGATCTAGCCAAAAAGCGACGCCACCAGGTGATCAATGCGGGCTCCTCGGTGCCTGTCCGGCAACGTCTGCCGGCTCTACGCCCTGGGGTGTCGCTAGGTGGTGTGGTTCCAGATCGAGCGGCGCGCTCTCTGCGCCCGCTTGCTGCGCCTGCGTGGCTTCTGCGGTGGGGTCGGCTGAGCTATCAGGGCCGATAACGGCAGCTCGCGATGGGGCCTGTGCTGGACCGATATCGCAGCATTGGGCCTAGCCTTCCCCGGGCTGTTCTTTCTGCGTGCGAGCGGTCTGCTCTAAATCGAGCAGCCAGCGGGCACGCACGACTGCCTCGTCATTGGGGCCGAGCTTCTCTTCCAAGGAAGTTAGAGCCTGAGCGGCTTCATCAAACTTTTTGTCGTCAAGCAGCTCAAAAAGCCGATCGAGTGCCTGTTGCATGAAGTGGGGCCGCGGCGAGATGCCGAAGACTTCTTCGAG